CTTCCGGCAGGCTCAGGAGACGGTAAACCGCCTGACGGAGATTGCCGGCGAGCTGGACGAAGAAAACCGCCCAAAGATCAACCGTGCATTGGATGCGCTGCGGAATATGATTTCCGAAAAGGTTGGGGAGGGGACGGTATGAAAGTGCGGCTGACACGGGATCTGCCGATGCTCATGGCGAAGAAGGGCGGCACCTTCTATGTGAAAAGCGTTTCGACCGACGCGGACGGGAAGGGGAGTTATTTCGTGGACTTCTACGGAAATACCATTGCGTTCCCGGCGGACGCCTGCGAGGTAGTGGAGCCGGAAGCGAATGGAAGGGCAAGTGGGCAGACATGAGAGATATAGACCTCGTAAATGCATTACGGTGCATCTCATCAGAGAATGGGCCGACAGGTGACTGTAAAAAATGCCCGTTCTACAAAACAGTGACACTGCCGGAGGATCTTGCGGCGGAAGTGGGGGCGTGGGAGTGGTCTGCCTGCGATGTTGACGCCGTGGGCTTTGCCGCCGCTGATCGTATCGCCAACCAAAACACGAACATTTTGGCGCTCCAGTTGGAAATCGAAAAGCTGCGGGGGAAGGTGGAGGCGCGGCCATACAGGATCGGCGAAACTGTATATGCCCTTCTCAAGGATGGCGCGATTTTCTACCCGGAGACAAACGGCTGGTATATCAGTGAAGAAATTATTGGGGCGATTTCACACGATGGGTTCTACCTTGGTGATCCGGTAGATGATGTTTATACGCCTGATAGCGAGATCGGCAAGACGGTGTTCCTGACCAAAAAGGCGGCCAAGGCGGCATTGGAGGCGATGAAGGATGAACCGAGATGATGAACTGATGTTTTATCTGGAATGTTGGCGCGATATGCAGAGTTTCCTGGCGGAAGTAGTGAGGGACAATACCGGCGAATATCCGTTTGCGCAGGATGTCCTGGATCTGATGCACAGCGTCGAAAGAAAGCACGGCGGCGGTGGCTAACGGAAACGGTCAAGTGTGGGAGGTAAACATGAAAATCGGACAAGCGGTAAAGGCGAGGTTTGAAACGATCCCGGCGCTGACCGAAGGGATGCATCCAACGAAGGATCAGCTATACCCAATTCGCCGGGGCGCGGTGGTCTATATTCATCCGCGTGGGTGGTACCTCAACGTGAAAACAGAAACGGCGGGAGGGGCGATTACGGAGACCTTCCGGCCCGGGGAAGTACAGGCGGTGCCAAGTGAGTGAACGGATCCTGCTGGGTGACGCGCTGGAGCAACTGCGGCAGTTGCCGCCCGAAAGCGTCCATACCTGCGTCACCTCCCCGCCCTACTATAATTTGCGAGATTATGGCACGGCGGGGCAAATCGGAAACGAGGCCAGCGTGGAGGAATACCTGCAATCGCTGGTTTCCGTTTTCCGTGAGGTCCGGCGGGTTCTGCGGGCAGACGGAACCCTGTGGGTGAACATGGGCGACAGTTACGCCACCAGATCAGGAAGCCAGCCGCCGACGAACACCCGTAATTCCTGCGGCCACACGGCAAAGCATACGCCGCGGGGCTACAAATACAAAGACCTGATCGGCGTTCCCTGGCAGCTTGCTTTTGCCCTCCGGGCAGACGGGTGGTATTTGCGCCAGGATATTATATGGAACAAATCCAACTGTATGCCGGAGAGCGTCCGGGATCGCTGCACCAAGAGCCACGAATATATTTTTCTGCTTTCCAAATCGGAACGCTATTATTTCGACGCGGCGGCGATCAGCGAACCCATTACATCAACCAAGGGCAACGCCAGGACGTTCCGCGGTGGCGGTGCCTACACCGGCGGGCGGTCACATGACAACAGCGCCCAGGTGGAGCGCGAGAGCCACGGGAACCGAGAAAACCAGACAGGCCGCCGGAACAAGCGGGACGTGTGGACCGTAAGCACAAACGGCTTTCGCGGCGCCCATTTTGCCGTGTTTCCTGAAAAGCTGATTGAACCCTGTATTTTAGCAGGCAGCCCATTGGGCGGCACGGTCCTGGATCCTTTTATGGGGAGCGGAACCACCGGAGTGGTGGCCAAGGGCCTGGGCCGCAATTTCATAGGCTGCGAGATCAACCCCGACTATGCACAAATGGCAACCGAAAGAATATTCGACACGCCGCAAGGAGGACAATGTGGAAATAACTGTAAAAATGACGGTTGAGGAGTTCCAACAGTTTGTGGCCTGGCAGAAAGAACAGGACTACTACGAAAAGGAACTGGACAAGGAACTGAACAAGCGGGAAATACTGGCAAAGAAAACGTGCTGGGCCATCGACGCAGATCCGAAGAAGCCCGGCAAGGTAAAAATCATTGACCAGGAACACGCGGCGGAATTGCTGGAAATGGCCAAGGATTACCTGGCATAAAAAGAAAAGCCACCTGCGCCCGGTGCTGTCAACACGGCGCAGGTGGCAATATAGACGACGGAGAGCCGCCGGATATACCTATATGATATGAGGTTGCCGGCGGCTATGGAGGAAATTTGATGCAGCCGCAAGGCTGCAATGGGCTGGTATATCAGTAGTAAGTTAAGGGACAAGCCATGAAACAAGGGTGTGCCTGACAGCATACGACTGTTGAAATAGCCCGTATGCAAGCCGGTGACGGCGGTATACACATGAACGATGGAGGCGTGGTCGCATGAGCCTGTATTATCGGGAACAAAAGCATATCTGCGGCAAGGACTACGCTACTGCGGGATACATGGAAGTGGATTTGTACCCGGTGACGCAGAGACAGCACAAAGCGAGCCGGAGAGCGAAGAAGAAAGAAGCGTCCACCCTTGCCCAGCAGACCTATAACGACAAACGTTCCAAAAGATACCATGTGCAGCTCGTAAACGCGAATTTCGGAAAGGGAGATTTTGCGTGGACGGGAACCTATGACGACGATCATCTGCCGGCACCGGGGGATGTCAAACGGACGGATATGGACTGGACGAATTACATCAAGCGGGTGTACCGCTGGTGCGATAAGAACGGCGTGGAGCGCCCGAAGTGGGTGGCCGCCACGGAATACACAACGGTCATGGCGGATGGGACGATCATAGGCCGCCATCACCACCACGCGATCATACAGCACACGGAAGGACTGACGCGTGATGTGCTGGAAGAATTGTGGTGCGATAAAAACGGAAACAGCATTGGCCTGACACGAGGGGAATATCTCAGTGTCGATCACGGAAGCGTGGAGGGCCTTGTAAAATATATCAACAAGAACAAACGGTGCGCACGGAGCTGGCGGCAGAGCCGGGGACTGGAGAAGCCAAAGACCCCGCCGCCCAATGACAGCCGGTGGAGCCGCCGGAAGCTGGAAGAGGCCAGCACCGTGTACATAGACGACGCCGTTTTCTGGGAGCGGAAATACCCCGGATACACGCTCAACCGCGTAGAAACCAAGGTGAGCGACGCCGGGCAGCGGCATACCGTTGTGATCTTGCGCCGTGCAGAGTGTTGGCACGGGCGGGGAAATATGAGGCGGAAAAGGAGAAAATGACAATGCTGGCTGTGCTCATGAGCATGAAACCGGAATGGTGGAAAAAGATCCTGACAGGGGACAAAGTGCTGGAAATCAGAAAAACGCATCCAAAAGATGAAAGGCTTGAATGGCCCGTGACCGTGCTGGTGTACGTCAGCGGCACCGGAGCGGTGCAAGGTCAATTCCTCTGTCCTGGGGAAGTATCATATCGGACTGTGCAAGATCTGGAAGAAATGTCGTGCGTCCAGCAGGAGGATCTGCTGAAATACGCAAGAGGAAAGCGGCTTTCCGGTTGGATCGTCCGGGCACCGGAACAGTTTGACACGCCCTGCCATCTGGCGGAATTTGGGCTGGATCGTCCGCCCATGTCGTGGCAGTACGTTGAGATCCCGGACGCGGCGGAGGAATAGAAAATGTTTGTTATCATGGACGAAATAAGCCCATGGCAGCCTGTGAACTGTAACGACTGCCGGAACGTGAGTTGCACGGAGGCGGAGCAGGAAAAGGCCATGGGGAAACCACCGCATATTTGCCAGGAATACAAAAAGCGGGTTTTTCACGGCGCGAACAAGCGCGGCTTTCATAGCTGCCTGCACCCCTGCGTCGATTGCATAAAAGACCGCTTCCGAAAGTTTGAAAGCCGGGGGAAAACGTAATGACCATAAACGTTTCCGACCTGCCGCCGAAATATCAGGCGCAGGCCATGAAAAAGTACATGGAGCAGCAGAAACAGCGGCGGGGGCCAGCACCTCCCGCCGCGCCGCCGCAGGATCCGGCAAAAGGCACGAAATACCACAACACCCCCACCGAGCGGGTGACAGCCTCCGGGGCCGTCCTGCATTTCGACAGCCAGAAAGAAGCCCGCAGGTTCGACGTTCTGGCCCGCCAGGCAAGAGGGCAGATCCGTGATCTGCGCCTCCAGGTGGATTTCACCCTGCAGGAAGCGTTTACCGACACAGAAGGAAAGCGGGTGCGGGCGATCCGCTACAAGGCGGATTTTACATACTACCAGCCGCCAAACAGGCAGCTATACGGAAGTCATGCGCCATACTACGCAGAACAAAGCGGGGTGTCCTGGGAGTTCGTCGTGGAGGACGTAAAGAGCAAGGCCACCAGAACGGCCAAGTATGCCATGAAAAAGAAAATGCTAAAGGACCGTTTTGGGTACGACATTACCGAGGTGTAAGAATGAGCAAAAAGACAACGGACGAAACCCTGGGCCGTGAGGCTGTCAAGGAATACCTGCAGCAGTACCACACGGCTGTGGGGAAAAAGCGGATCCTGGAGGAGCGCCACCGCGTCCTTTCCAGCGAACTGCGGGCGCCCAGTACGGGGTCCGCGTTCAGGTTGACGCCGCCGACCAAGCCGACAAAGACGGACGGATCCGTGTCCGTTGTCTTTCGGATCTCCGAAGTGGAGGACAGGATCGAGGAGCAGCGGGAGGAAATGGCCAAGGCCGTCCTGAACGTTATGGATTTGATCGACGTATTACCCGCCAACTCCACCGAGCGCACCGTGGTGGAAATGCGTCACATAGATTGCCGGGGCTGGGATAAGATCGCGGAGGCCCTTTACATGAGCCGGTCCAACGTGTTCAACTACTACAACGCCGCCCTGGATAAGATCCTGGAGAACAAGCGCAACCGGAAACTGCTGGAGGAATACATGGCCAGGAAGCAGCGGCGGGCGGGGCCGCGCGGGCGGAATAATCGACCCTGAAAAGTTTGGACGCTTTTGGACTATTGACCGTGCTATACTGATAGCATGGAAAGCAGCGCAGGGGTGAAGCCCTGAAACGAATACCGAGAACCACCAGCCGAAAGGCCGGTGGTTCTTTGCTTTCCACACCATGGCCGGGGAGTG